AGGGTTTGCAGGCACCTACTGAGCAGGAACAGGAGTTGGCGCAGATCCAGCAGCAGCTGACGCTTCAGGACATGCAGATTTCCATCGAAGAAAAAGCAGCTCGGGTTAAAGAGCTGGCGTCGAAGGCGAATTTGAACAACGCCAAGACGCAAAACGAGCTGACGGAGGCTGACCGCGAGCTTCGTCGGTTAATGTTCGAGCTGCAGAAAGAACGGGAGTCATACAACACCCGTCTGCGGCTATCCAATATGCAGGGGACTCAAAAGCTGGATGCGATTGATATGTCCGCCCGCGCAGACTTGTTGAAACAAACGATAGGAGCAAACAATGCCCCAGCCACTTAAAGACACTGAATTTGACATGAGTTCGCTGGGCACCGGATATGATCCGGTCGCTGCGATGGAGGAGTCGGAAGGACTCGATGCGAACTTCGACCCGGATGCGGATGACGACGAAGGCTTGAGCGTCGCACCGCCTGATGAGGACGGTGGGGATGCTGAAGACGATTCTGGTGACGCCGACACCTCGGATGAAGATACTTCGGACGACAAAACAGCGGGCGAGGACTCTGATGAGAGCGACGACGGCTCTGATGATACGGCTGATGCTGAAGCGGATGGTGCAAAAGATGATAAGCCGGCCAAGGAAGAAGAACTGGTTCCGGGCGTTGATAACGCGACAGCACGGGAAACGCTGAAGCAGAAAACGCAGGATCGTATCCGGGAGCTGGCCAACAGTAACCGGGAGACGTCGCAGAAACTGAAGGACATTGAGGCTCGCTATGAGCAGCTTCAGCGCGAGGCGCAGAAGAACAACAGCGGTCAGTCGCATCAGGCATCGCTTGAGCAGGCCGCTGCCGAGGTGGATCTGGACCTTGATCCGGAAGTGCTTAACAGCATGTGGGACAAGGCAATGGACGGTGATTACAAAACCGCTACCAGTACCTTCACCGACATCATCAAGAAAGTGGCAACGCAGGCGGCGACGCAGGCGACTCAGTCGGCAACGCAGGCGACACGCAAGGAACAGCAGATGACCGAGCTGAACAGCACGGTTGATGAGCTGACCACGGAGTACAGCGTGTTGGACCACGACAGCGCGGACTTTGATGAGTCACTGGCGCTGGAGGTCCGCGACCTGCGAGACTTCTTTATAACGCAGAAGGGTATGGCGCCCGGACCGGCATTGCGACGAGCGGCAGAACGTGAGTTGTCGGCTCGCGGGGTGTGGGGTCAGGAGAGCATTTTGAACGACGCGCCAGAAACCAGTACGTCGAAAGCGAAGGCGACCCAGGCCCACAACCAGAAACAGGCGAAGGCGAAGGCGTCGGTGAAGCAGCCAGCGGCACCGCAGTCGAAAGCAGAGACAGGGAAGACCCCGACCAAAAGTATTGAGGAAATGTCCGACGAGGAATTTGATCAGCTGAGTAATGATCAGCTAGAGGCGATGGTCGGTACCGCTTTTAGGTAATTCGTTCGTGCAGGCGAATCTTGCCCGATTTTGGTCGGGCTTTTTTGTGGTTGGCTGATATGTATTAGCTGTGCTAATATACGAGCAGCGTTAAGGTGACTCGCAACCACCAAACAGTCGGCGTAATGAAGGCCCCCTCGCCAGGAGCACCGTGAAAACACTTTTATCAGCACTTATGCGGAGTATTTGAAATGGCTAAGACCGATTTCACCGCGCTGACTACGGAACAGAAGGCTGTTTGGTCCCGTAAGCTCTGGCGCGAAGCAATGTCGCAAACCTTTATTAAAGGGTTTATCGGCAAAGATCACAATTCCATGATTCAGCACATCACTGAGTTGACGAAGACGGAGAAGGGCGACCTTGCGGTTATGACCCTGATCGCTGAGTTGACGGGCGACGGTGTTGTTGGCGACGGTTTGCTGGAAGGCAACGAAGAAGCCATCAACGCGTACGACAAGACCATCACTATTGACCAGCTGCGTAACGCCAACCGGACTACCGGTCGCATGTCGGATCAGAAGTCGATTGTGAACTTCCGAGGTATCTCGAAGTCGGTTTTGGCAACGTGGTTGTCGGATCGTATTGACCAGCTGGCCTTTCTGACCATGTCTGGTATGTCCTACTCCCTCACCAACACAGGCGCGGCTCGCGGTACCACGGCTTTTGCGAACCTGTCGTTTGCTGCGGATGTTACGGCACCGACGGCCAATCGCCACGTTCGCTGGAGTAACACGGATAACGATCTGGCAGCTGGTGATACCACGGCGATCACGGCGGCGGACAAGCTGACGTATGCGGCTTTGGTACGGGCGCGAGCCTACGCTAAAGAGAACTACATGCGTGGCATCCGCAACTCGAAGTTGCCGACCGGTGATATGTTTCATGTGTTCATCACGCCTTCGGGCATGGCGGATCTGAAACTTGACCCGATGTACCGTGACAACCTGCTGTACGCGGCTCCTCGCTCGAAGGGCAACGACGTGTTTTCCGGTTCAGTCTCGGTTATGGCGGACGGCCTCGTGATTCACGAGTTCCACCACGTCTTCAACACCAAAGGCGCAGCCGGCGGTTCGAAGTGGGGTGCAGCTGGTGCGGTTGACGGTCAGCGTGTGTTGATCTGCGGTGCGCAGGCCCTGGGTCTGGCGGATCTCGGGTTGCCTTACTGGGAAGAAGAAGACTTCGACTACAAGAACCAGATCGGTATCTCCGTCGGCAAGATGATGGGTCTGATCAAACCGAAGTTTATGAACTCCCATTTCGGCAGCGAAGAAGATTTCGGCATCCTTACTCTGGATACCGCGCTGTAAAAAACCAAGCGGGGGTTCGCCCCCGTTTATTGTTCTTTGGAGATTCTCTATGAGTGGATCAATTACCGTTACGGCTCCGAACAAGCTGACCGTCATTAAACAGGGTGTGAACCTGGTTCGATTGAAGGCGAAAGAGACCCGTCAAATTCCGGCGTCCATGCTTGAAGCCGCTTTGGCTGAAGGTTGTGACACTGATGCGAAGGTGTCAGCGGACGTCAAAGAAAAAGCGGCTGAGACTGTGGTCAAGACTGAGGAACGCCAAGCAGCCATTCTCGCTGGCATAAAATCGCTGATGGACAAGGGTGATCCGGCTTTGCTGACTCAAAGCGGTGAACCTCGTGCGCGTGAGCTGGAACAGGTCGTTGGTTTTGACACCGATGCCGACGAGCGGAACCTTGCCTGGGAGCAGTATCAGGCGCAGTTGGGCGACGACGAACAGACCGGTGAATAACGATGACCTTCACGGTTCAGCAGGTAGTGGATTTTGCGAGGCGCCGAGTGCTCGATACTCGGACCACGCATCGCTATACCGATCAGGACTTCATTGATGGGCTGAATCAAGGCATTTCAACCATGCTTGAAATGAAGCCGATCCTTTTTGCCTCGGTAGAACCACTTACGCTGGCTGAAGGTATTTTGCAAGATGCCTCGACCATTGGCGACGAGTTCATGTCTGCCACGCGGAATTTGGGTGTGGACGGCACAACACCGGGTGATGCTATTCGCCCGGTGTCACGGATGGCGCTGGACACGGCCGATCCTGGCTGGGCTTCCGCAACACCGGCGGGTGAGGTGGATCATGTTGCGCCAGTGGTCGAGACCCGGACTCAGTTTTATGTATATCCCCCTCAACCAGCGACGCCTCATACAATAGAAGTGGTGGTGGCTGTGCATCCGGGGGTGTATACCGCTGTTGGTGAGACGGTTGCCGTAGCTGATCGCTACTTGCCGGCGTTGGCGAACTTTGCAGCGTCGTTTGTATTGATGGCTGATGATGAGAGTCCGGCTACTGACGCCAAAGCCCAGCGACTGTATCAGGTGTTTGTGGCGCTGGTTGGACCGACAGGAGACCCGCAAGACGATGGCTGATATCAGTGTGTTTAATGCCGACATCGAAGCAGAAGCACCTGGTTGCCCGATCCCTCGCATGAAGCGGGCGGTGCGGCAGGCGGTTCGTGAGTTCTGCTCGGATTCTAATGCGTGGCGCTACTCGTTCATGACGTCAGCGATTAAGGGCGTCAATACGCTATCCATCGATATCCCGCAGGATTCCCGGATTATTAACATTCACGATGTTCGGGTGAATGACGTTCCACTGCGAGCGACGAACCGCAAACAGCTTAAATACGACATGCCGGACTGGGATCAGTCTGAGGGCAAACCACTGCGCTATTTTCTGAATGAGGAGGATGAGATCGCGGTGGCCCCGAAACCCG